TCGTAGTGAGACAGAGTCTCGTCAAGATCATACACGAAAGCCGAGCTGATGAGCAGGTCGTCAACCGTGATGGTCTTCTCGGCCACCGGGGGCGCACCGTCGGAGTTACCGAGGATTGCGTTTCCGGGGGTGTGGTACTCAGCAGTCGTGCGACCCGTGTAGATGAACTGCATTGACTTGCCGTTCTTCAGGGTGCGCTTCATGACCATGTCACGAGCGATCGCATTGTACTGGAAACCTTTAAACATTTCACCTGAGAAAAGCTTCAGGTAAAGAGCACGGGCGTCACCCGTAGAATTAGACTGACCAGCCCGTGTAAGGCTAGTAGTCAGATCAGTGGACTGATGTGGCATTGTTCTAAAATAAAGTTAAAAAGTATTTACGACTCTCGAACGTTCAAGAAAATTTTTTGTGGTCTATCCCACCGTCTAGACGGCTAATGGGTATCCGCGTACGGGCCAAAAGCCAAGGCAAGGGAGGTCCGACTCTGAGGTGCCTCCCAAGCTATTAAGATTTAGTAGCCACGCAATTTTTTACGGGCTTCATTAAATGCGTTTTTCCTGCGTTGCATTTTCGCAGCAGGAGAAACGTTCTTTGGATTTTCAAGATGCTTCTTGACTTTGGTTTTGGCTTTACGTCCAACACCATCAAGAAAAGATTTAACAAGATCCATATCAGAGAAGCCCTTTAAGGCATTTTTTTTGCTTGCGACATTGTGGTTTCTTGTCACCACAGTGACCACAACGGTTGAAAGCAATGCCGTTTACTTCAGACACAGGGTCCATCTTAGTAATAGCAGCCTTCACAACTTTTGATTGATGTGGCATAGTGTATTTTATTGTGCGTAGGCGTGGGCGCTTTCCGAACACCCACCCCTTAAACCGTTCCTTCAGGCTTTACAATTGTGGAAAGCTCTGTTTATTTAGTTTTTGGTTGTGCGCTTGACAATGTAGGCAACGCCCCGATACTTCAAGACAATTTCTTTTTGCTTGGCTTGCTGTTCACGGATGCGCTGGCGTACTTCGACTTGAGACATGATTAGTTCAGAAATAACCTACCCCCCGTTCCATGAGTAGGTTGCCTGCGTCCCAAAAGGGATGAACGTACGGCCTGATACTAATCAGAATTCATAGACGAAGCCAAGCTTTGTGCCAAAAAGATTGTCAATATCTGAAGTCATGAAAGATGCTTCAGCATATGCAGACACATTTTCTGAAAGATCGACGGATCCTCCAACTTTGCCTGACAGTTCAATCTCGGAGTCACCGCCGTCAGGAGCCACGATCGCAGGTCCAGCCTGGATATACCAGTTGTCTTTTTTGTAACCAACGTGGTTGTCGATCGTAGTGCCACCATAATTAGAACCAGCGAAACCAGAGTTGGCTTCCACGTTCAAGTATGGTCCTGCGGCGGCAGGTGCTGTAACAGCGATGAGTGCTGCGGGGAGGAAAGCAGTGAGTTTCATGTCAGTGTGTTAGCGTTTTTTGGCGGTTTTGGCAGCACGCTTGAAGTTTGCGGCAGTCGGTGCTCCTTTAGAGCCCGGCTTCCTCATCTTCTCTTTGCTGCCTGCGGCGATGCGACGCCGCTTAGCATGGATGTTAGCGTAGAGTCCAGGTTTTGCCATAAGTCAGCATTTCCATTTACGTAGTGCAAGAGCCTTCCGTGTGGGACGACCCTTGCTGTCTTTCATTGGTCCTTTGACACCCGACATACGGGCACAGAAAGAACGCTTGCGTGGTCCGCCCTGGGGCTGAGGTGCCTTTAGGTTGGACCCTGTAGCTCTGTTGTATTTACGACGACCGGCAGCAGTCAAGCCACCGCTCCTCGATTTGTGCGTACCAATCTTAAGACTGACTGATCGTGTACTACTTTTTGTAGCCTTTGCCACCTTTCTTGCCTCCGCAAGAGCCTTTACCTTTGTGTGCCATTATGAGTTGTAGCCCTCTTTGAAAGAACGTGCAAGTGGTGTTCCATCCATTTTAGTTTTTCCAGGTGGAGTGTACGGACGACCACCTTTTTTTGGATCTTCACCTTTTGGTGTCTTTTTCAACACATCTTTAAGATAAGGATTGATTGCCATCAGCGCATACCTCCACGACGGCGCAACGCTTTGAAGTCAGCACCGTCAATTTTCATTTTGTTGCCAGCCATGCTAGCAATCTTCTGCTGCTTAGGTGAAAGTTTTTTGTTTTTCTTTTTAGGCCGACCCACTTTGGAGCCGTATGTTCCAGGTCCGTAAGGCATGGTTAGAATTCAATATCAGAGTTTTCAAGCTTTCGCATAACGTCTTGCCTATATGCAGAGTCATTGTCATAACGAGGGTCAGCCATTGCCTGCACAAGTTCAGCTTGACTGCGGAAACCTTGATTGGAATCGACAGGTGCTTTGCCTTGAATTACATCTCCGTCATAACCAACAGCATCACGATGCCTAAGAGCAAGAGCCTGGACAGCAAAGAAAGCTGCCTGTGCATTGCCTGACTCCATAATCGCATCATACATGTCGATCTCTTGTTCAGAGAAGTTATCCTTAGCCCAGCCAATCAACTCAGCGTAATTGTCGTCACCACCAATCATGCCTTTCAATGCAGTTGCATCTTCTTCAGTCATAATTGGTCCCCGCTGCTCCTCAACCTGACGACGATAGTCAAGATGCATTTCTGCCAACGCAGCAGGATCAGCATTAGCTACTTCATCAAGGATTTCGTCACTCCATTCGTTGTCCGCTGCGCCTTCCCACAGCCTGTCAAACAGGTCAGTGTTGTAAGGTTCAGGTTCATCTGATTCCTCGATGTCTTCTTCTTCTGATTCCTCTTCGTCAGATCCGAGCTTCTTCTGTAGTTCAAGATAAGCAGACTCTAGTTCTTCTGCATTCTTGTACTTACCTGCCAACATTTGATCATGCTGTGCCTCAAGCTCTTCACCTACTTGAAGAGACTCTTGTTCATCTGCATTAAGTTCTCCCGGTGAATTTTCTTCCGGGATCATAGACATTACTTCTGCCATGTTTATTCAGTGGGTGGTTGTTCTATGTTTGGATTTTTAGTTGGATCCATCATTGGAGTCTTCATTGCATCAACTGCAAGTTTCTGTGACTCCATAAGTTGTTGTTGCTCTGCTGCCTGCTGACGTTCAGCTTGTACATCTTCCATAGAACGTACAAGGTTTAAAATGTCAATTCCTTGTGCAGCAGCAAACCGTTTAATTAGTTCGTCTGTGTTGATAAAGGTGGCAATAGATTCAGGCCCGATTGTCTGTGCAAGAATCTGCAAGAACTGACCAAGACTTTCACGATCTTGGCCGCGGCCTAGTGCATTGACACCTGCAACAATAGTTGGTTTGACAATGTTCTTAGGGATCTTAGGAATCTCACCCTTACGTTGTGCTTCACTCAACTTACGGTTAAGGTATGGAACAAGGAAGTCAACAGTCAACAAACTAAACAAGCCGCCGAGCTGTTGCTCTAGCTCCATCTGTGTCATACGTACTTCTTCTGCAGTTGTACGTTCTGATTGCCTAACGTTAAGGATCAAGAACGCTTCGCTAAGACGACGTTCAAGAACCTGTGTCATCTCGAATGCAGTACGGAAGTCTGCTGTCTTACCAACCTGCACAACACCAACGTCATCAGGACGACCTTGGATGATTGCACCATTACCTGCAGCAGCAAGTGTGCTGGGTTTGGTTGTACTAGAAGGGCTAACAGTAAACACAACCTTAGCGGCTGCGGCACTACCTTCTACAAGTGCTTGGCTTAAACCTTCGAGAGATTTGAGATCACCAATAAATTGACCAACTCTGCCTCTACCGTAGGATTCACCATCAACTTTATTAAACATCAGTGGGATCCAAGGCGATGTGTTGAGCGGTGACTTACCTTGTGAACCTTTTACAATTTTATCTGACACTTCCTGGTGCCAAATAAAGCGATTGTTGTCACGTCTGACATGGGTATAGACATCCATGTCGTCATCATATGATCCTTCCTCGCTGACACCGCGGGCATCAGTGAAGAAATCTTTTGGGAGTTGTTCTTTAAGAACTTGTTTTGAAATACGTTCTTTAGTGATAATTTCAACCACTTGACCGTTACCATCTCGATCCACAACGTAGCGGTTCAAAGGGTAGACTTTTAATCCATCTTTGCTCATGTAGATCATAGCGTTGCCGCAAACGACAAGGTGTAACAGTGCTTGGTGCACAGCTACACGGTCATCAGATGCTGCGATTGATTCAAGAATGATACGCTCGATCTTTGCAAAAGACAAATCAAGTTCGGATTTAATTTCTGGCCCGAAATCTTGACCCAGTTGACTTTCGTCAAGCTGCAATTTAAAGAAGCTGGTTTGTACAGGCAGGAGAGCAAGCATCAATTTAGATGCGAGCGTCACACAACCCTTTGCTCCAACGCTTTGGTAAGGTGTCTTTAGCTGCTTCATGCCCATGGTGTATTCTTCATGACCACGAATCAAATATGGAAGTGTCAGTTCTGAGGCTTGACGCGCTTCTTCTAAAAATTGAGAACGATCGCTGGCTAAATAATCATATCGTGTACGTGCTGACATTAGATGTTAAGTGAAGAAATTTGCATTATCCGATCGCCACTTCGACCAAACGTGCCTCGGATACCTTTGCGCATAAGCTGACCAGTTGTAGCCCCACCAGTACCACGATCTGCAAATCTAATTCCAGATACTCTAGGCCTGTCTCCACGTTGTGCTAATTGTTGTTGAAACGATTTACCCATTTCAGCCATACGTTCATCGGCAGCCAGACGCTCGGCATTTAGTTGGTTTGTAAGCCCAGCCAGTGTGTTGCCAAAAGAGGTTTGCATACTACTGATAGCATCATTCATTCCCTTGAATTGATCTGAATAATCAGGGAATTCCATACCTTCGTATGGTTCTACTGTGCCTGCAAACCCTTGGCTTTCATCATCGTCAACGGTTGTGCTGCCGTCATTGAGATTGTTTTGTGGAAACAAGCTTCTAACTTTTTTCTTTGAAAGTTTAGTATCAAATTTTTCAGATTTTCTTAGGCGTTTACGAATTCGCAGAGCTTGTTTTTCCGTAACGCCACCAGCGTCAACTACTTTTTTGAGTTCTTTCCTGTTGACCTTTCGGTCTTTCATGGCTCTGCTTAGTCGCTTTCGAGCCTTTTTGTTTCCTCTTATAGTTCGAAGAATTTTTCTTTTTTGGCCCATCAGTTATCCTCCATGTATTTAATGACCCACTCAACGACACTGCGCTGACCAGATCGGTACATAATTTTTTCCATTGTATCGTCAGGTGTAGGGTTTGTGGGTGGGAAAGATTCCTCAAGTGCATGGACAAGACCCTGGGAGTTCATCCCAAGGACTTCAAGCATATTGGGGGAGGTCATTGTTGCTGTGTTCAAAGAAAGCTGGGACTCGTGATGCACGTGTAAAACTAAGCTCAGGGGCTTTGCCTTCATACATCAGGCGATCACTAGAATCAAGCCAAAATTTTTTGTTCAAATATTTATCAGGATTTGTTGCAGACAGTGGTTGCAGTACCCAGTTTATAGTTGCCTTACGGAGTAGATCAAGAGAAGGACTGATGTTATACCCCAACTCAGTATGAACCAAACTATTGGCAGCCACGTGAATTTGTTCATCTCTGCTTATATCTGCGGAGCACGTCCGCATTCCAGGGTCACCAACTGCGCGAAACAGTGGTAAAAGAACGAAGAAAATCGCACGCTCAGCGACCATGGCTTTCGTAATAGTGTGATCTGGATGCGATGTCCAAGCATCGCGTAGCCGTAGCGCTTCGGCCTCAGCTTTTTCATCAACCCCGTGAGCATTGGCAATGTAACCAAGTGCGATGTCATGCTTCTCTTCGTCTTTAACGTTGGAGAGTAGTAGCTCACGTGCCAACGGCGGTACTTCGGTAGATAACGCTTCATTAATAAACTCTCCCACAGGCAGTTCCATATGCCGAATGGCAAGGGCACGTTTCAATACTTCTTCGGC